AGGGATGTGCCTGTGTAATCTTGATTAACTTTCATTTCTTTTTACCTTTCGTAGCGGTTGATTTTTTGGGTGCGACTTTTTTCTTTGGTGCCGCCTTGGCTGACTTCTTGGCATCATCCTTCTTTTGTTTCTCAATGGTGTCGGCTAGCTCAATTGCCTTGCGAGCTTTGGCACCTTTTATTTTTGCCATCTTCGGAAACATAATCATAATTTTCATTTGCTCACCTTTTTCTTTTTGGAACCTAAGTGCCATTGGATATGTCCTTCAACTTTGTTGTCAACCTTGTCAACCTTGCTGTCAATCTTGTCCAGTAGTTGTTTCACCACGGCGTGGTCGTCTCTGTTTTCTTTGCGGAACTGTTGCAGTATTACGACCATTGGGCCACCAATAAGAGCAACGGCGATTGGAACAATTAAGGTTTCCATCTATATCAACTCTTTCCTGGTTGAGATTTTCTCAACGTTTGGCATTGATTCGTACATCGTTTGGGCTTCCTTTATCGTTGAGTTATTGAAATTTGACCGACCGTATTCCGCTGCCCTAAAACCAAATCTGATGCCTTTGATATGACAACTGAAACAAATACCTCTCTTTAGGTCGTTTTCTTCACAAATATCCTTGGAACAAGACGAACAAAGCATTAATTTTTCCCTAATAACTATCATTCTGTTACATGCCCCCAACTTTTGCCGCTAATTACCTTTGCAATGGTCACCGGGGTCACCTTATATATCTTGGCTATTTCGGATTTTGAAAAGCCTTCTCGATAAAGTTTGCGAATATTCTTCACTTTAGCTTCATCCAGTTTGGATGTGCCATGAGCAGACCCTTTGGCTAAACGGCCGTTTTCTTTCATTCTCTTCATGTTGTTATGGTGAGTGTCAAGAAACAGGTGGTCGGGGTTAACGCAACCCGGATTGTTACAGGTATGACAGACTTTCATTCCGACGGTTATTTCGCCTTTGTTTTTGATGTAGGCGTATCTGTGCGCTGAAATCATTTTCTTTTTAAGACGGAAATGCCCGTAACCGCCCCCGATTGAAGCCCCCGTCCATACGTGGCAACCGTCGGGACCATCTCTGTTTACCTTCTGTTCAAAGCGTTGGTCAGGTGATTTCATTTGATAGGCAGTCTAGTATGCATTGAACTCTCCGATGTGATACCGAGGATTTTCTTTTTTGGGTTTGGCGACGTGTTTTGCCCAATAGTTCATTGTTCCCCAAGGAGCATCGGTTTTAGGTTTGTATTCCGGCAACCACACGTATTTCAACATTTGGTTGGCAATGGCAAGACTCATAACTCTGTCGTCGTGGGGAGAACCGTGCATGTGTCCAGCGTCGTCGCGAACGAAAGTCTTTAGTTCTGCAACCGTTTTGTCACAAGGAATAATTAGGACACCGTCTCGAATGGCGGCATTTAATTCGTCAATCGCTAAGGGTTTGCTCAAGCTGGTCGTTTTCCAACCCAATTGTTCCGTTTGTTCAGCATTTCTTTGGCTTAAACGGCGTTGCCTGTAAAGGTTTGAATAATTGGCGTTGTTTAGAGCTGTAAGGGTGGTTAGACCGTGGTTGTTTGACTCAACTCCCACTAGGGCTTCGTTGTAGAAGTATCCGAGTGAATACAGGATTTCGTGACCAAATTTATCTGGGTCAACATGGCCGTGCCAATGAGCCACTATTTTTCCGCTCTTTGCGTCAATGACGTGAGCAGACGAATAGTCACCTCTAGCCAGACCTTCCGCAACGTCTGCACCAACGACGTATGTGGTGCCAAACATCGGCAGTTCCCAAACGGTTAGAGGTCCACCAGATGATTCAAACATAAACGAATGAGGTGCATCGCTCAGCTTTTTGTTTATGCCGCTCTTACCTTTTTCGCCCTCTTGTATTCGTAGTGAATCAATATCAAACACTGGTCGTCCGGAACGAATGAAAGCTTCTTCAGGATTGGATGGATATTCCTGATGTAATTGCCACGACGGAAGTTCGGCTGCTTGAGCGTCATACCAATCTTGGTCACGGTCTGCGTTTGCTGACCACGGAAAGAAGATGCCTTTGAATCTGTTGGTGCCGTTTTGCGAACCAGTCCATAAATGATAAAAGATGTTGCCTTCGCCCTTGGCAGTAGACATGCAGATAACACGACCACCGACGTCAGCAATAGGTTCAATTGATGCCCATGCTTCTTCGGGGTTAGGCAAGAACGCCATCTCGTCGATGATGGCAAGATAAACGGATTCACCACGAGCAGGTTCGTTGGCTGATGGCAAAGACTCAATAACGGAATCGTTGTCAAAGACCATCTTTAGCACGTTGTTTTGCAACAGTTCGGGGCCGCTCATGCGTAACCATTGCGGAAGAAACTTGTATATGTACTTGGATTTAGACAATAGTTTGGTTGCTTCGCGTTCGGTTTTAGACAACATGACGACGAATCTGTCCGGCCAAAAGAACGTCAGCCAGAAAGCAAAAGCGGCAGCAAGCGTAGAAAACCCGACCTGACGGGCTTTGAGCACAATGGTGTTGCGTTCACTCAACCATGCTCTCACCGTTTGTATTTGCGCTGGACGTAGTTCTAATTTAATACGACCACGAGACGGGTGTTTAATGTAAACAAAATTAGAGCAAAAGAATTCAAATGCTTCCAACAGTTCTTCTACACCAGCGTCGTCTTTACCACGACACTTACGGTAGTTGTACTCGTTAACTAGGTCGTTGAGTTCCATTGTTTCTTTCGGTATTTATTTTAACGTTCAATCCAAGATAATGTTTCTTCATTCCAAACCCACATACCTTCTACTGGCATCGGTGTTGGTGGTTGCCAATTATGATTTGAATCAAGTGTCCATGATGGATACAAACATGGAGCAATAAATACATCAGCATCTTGGTCGTATGTATAGCCAATACCAGCAAACTGTTTTCTGATGTTGTTGTTATAAGACGTTCTCACGCAACGCTGTCCACGCAGAGAGGCATAGTAAGCCTCCCAGTTGTTAATGCCATCAACAACTTCATCTTCGTTGCGACCAACGATGACTTCAGTAACAATGTTGTTTTCGTCTAAAAATGCGTAGTGTGCCATTACGAGAAAGTCACCGTCCCAAAACCAGCGGTAAATGTATATGTTTTGAATCCACCAGCAGTTGCATTTGTTTGAGTAAGACCTGGGGATACTGTCAATGTCAAAGAGTCTCTAAATTTTATAACAACAATTCCTGACCCACCGGTTCCACCAGCTGCACCATTTCCCCCGCCACCAGCTCCACCTCCAGTATTTGTCGTGCCGTTGCTACCAGCTCCAGATGTGGCTCCGTTTCCTCCACCACCAGTTCCGCCTGCTCCTGCAGTTTGGAATACTCCACCAGCTCCACCTCCGCCACCACGAGTTACTGCAGACCCAGTAATGCTTGAGCTTCTTCCAGCTCCGCCAGTACCGCCAGCTCCACCGCTTGTTCCAGAGTCAGAACCAGCTGCGCTAGCCCCTCCGCCTCCGCCTCCGCGAAAGTTTAATCCAGTTCCTGGACCACCATTAAAACCATATCCGGCTCCGCTGTATGGACTTGTTTGTGTTGCAGAACTAGCCAAAAGAGTTGTTGGCCAACCGCCTCCAGCGCCAGAACCTCCTGGAGTTGCGTTTCCAGGGTCTCCACCGCTTCCACCACCGAATCCAACAATGTCATGAAGAATTGAACTTGAACCAGCTCTTGAAGCATTGCTTGCGCTTGTTGCACCTGCTCCACCAGCACCAATTGTTATTGAAACGCTTAATGGAAGATATACGTACCCCTCTACATATCCTCCAGCGCCACCGCCTCCACCAGTTGAAAATCCGCCTCCGCCACCTCCGCCTATTACAAGGTATTCAACACCTACTGCTGCGCCACGACGTGACGGAATATAGATGATTGACGGACCAAACCAATTGTCTACTTGGCTTGATGAAAGATTTCTTCTAACTGGATTAGCCATTAACTAATCCTGTTCACATAACCCTGAATTGTCACCACGTTTGTAGTAGCAGCATAAACAGCAACCGTTAAGGCAGAACCAGATGGAACAAGCGTTAATCCAGGTAAAACAAGAGTCAATCCGCTTTGTGCAGGAATTGTTAACTTAACATCGTCATCAACAGCAGTTGTTCCACCAAATTGAACTGTAATTAAGGTTGGTGTGGAAGCAGAGTTGTATGCATAGAGCCATACTTCATCTTTGTTTGCAGTACCAGTTTGATGGACTGTTGTTCCAGCGCTTGCAGTTGCAGAAATTTTTATTCCTCTGCCGTTCGTTGATGCTGAAAGTTTTTCTTTTGTATATGTTGCCATAAATGCTCCTTAACCGAATATTTGTTGTGATATAACACCATCTTCGGTGTCGTATGTTGCAATACCTGTAGGTCCTGTAGGACCAGTCGTTCCTTGAGAACCAGTTGGGCCTGTAACCGTGGAATTAGCACCAGTTGGACCCGTTGGGCCTGTTGCACCTTGAATTCCAGCTGGAGCAAAATTAAGAACAACTGTTTCACCAACTGTTGGGATTTGTCCATTTATATAAGTAACATCAAGCAACCACCAACCTGATTGGTCTGTTACTCCAGTTACTGCAAAAACGTTAAATGTTGTATCTCCAGCACTAGCTCCTTGTATGTACAAGTAACCCTTAGTTGGTGAAGTTACATCGTCCCAGGTAGCAAACCAATCATCATTGCTGATGCCAGATGGGAACGGTACATCGTCAACGGCAATTTGTGTAACCGAAGCCATAGTTCCACTGTTGTATCGAACTCTTCCAGTCCCAGGGTCTGCCATTGTGGTCGATGATGCCCAGTCGTATGGAGAACCAGAAACATTTCCTTGAGGACCTGTTTCTCCAGAACCAAAAAACTGTAAAGAAATTCTAGTTCCGTCGTAAGTGTTGGGGTTGAAGTTGTTAGATGTAAGATTTGTAACAGAATATATATAGGCAGGATTTGCGCCGCCTTGCAGTGTGGCTCCGGTTACTGCATATTGAGCACTAACTCCCGAATCAAAATCTTCGGTAGTTATAAAAAGTTGTCCATATTGCCATGAATTAAGAACAATGCCGTTAGCAGTATTCGTTAAATCATCTTGTGCAATATATATTTCTGTTGCTGTTTGTGTATTGATTGTATTCCAACGAACTTGACCATCTGTTATTCCAGTTGGACCTGTGGATGAACCATCAATCTCGTAATTGTGTAATCCAGCAGCAGTTCCTATTGCACCTGTAGGACCTGTTGGGCCAGTCTCACCTTGCGCACCAGTCGGTCCAGTTACCGTACTCGCCGCACCTGTTTGTCCAGTTGGTCCGGTGCTACCAGTAGGGCCAGTTACAGTAGAAGCAGCACCCGTGGAACCTGTTGCACCTTGAGCGCCTGTAGGTCCAGTTGGACCCGTAGAACCTTCAATGCCAGTAGGTCCCGTAGCGCCTGTTGCACCTGTTGGACCCGTAACTGTAGATGCGGCACCCGTTTCACCAGTTGGTCCGGTTATTCCTTGTGGTCCCGTAGCACCTGTAGCGCCAGTCGCCCCAGTAGCGCCCGTGGCACCCGTGGGTCCTTGTGGTCCTGACCATTGAACAAAAATAGGTTCGGCTGAAGAAAATGCTGAAGAAACAGTAGAAAGAATTGTAACTGGGAATGAACGAGAATTAGTGAGTGCAGTCGGTGCACCAGTTACTTGAGCAACAATTGTCCCAAAATCAGCAGTGTCCGTTGATTTAATTGTAAGTACACCACTTGTTATGGAATCAAGAAGGTTTGTATAACTTACTCCGTCGTTGTTACTATTAGAAATGAACAGTGTTGTTGCACTTAAATACGTAGCGTTATTTAAGTTAACTACACCTGCACCGCTAGGAGCTCCCGTATCCGTAGACCATACATACAAATCAAGTATTCCTGGTGGTTGAGCACCCATACCAAAAGCAACACGATAATAAGCATTACTGGTTAATGGGTCGGAACCACTACTGGTGCCAAGTATTAGTTCTGCGATTCCGCTGTCAGTTGATGAAGTTCCCGATTGACGAATTTTGCGTTGTACAACTGTTGTGGTCCCTACCTCGTAAAAGTAGATTGCCTCAATAAGTTGTATGTCGTAATCGCTGTTAAGTTCCCACGGTGAAATACTGTTGCCAGCTGTTTTCCTAATTTCAAATTTATCTGGATTACCAGAAACAAATCTCCACTGACCAACTCCTGGAGGAGTTGTCTTGTCTTGGTATTCGTAAAGGAATTGTTCACCCTCAGGACCAGTTGAACCTGTTGCTCCAGTAGGACCCGTAGAGCCAGTACTTCCCGTTGCACCTGTTGCTCCAGTTGCTCCTTGCGGTCCTGTCTCTCCCTGAGCACCAGTTGGTCCAGTCGGACCTTGGATGCCTTGAGCACCCGTTGGTCCCGTAGCTCCCTGAGCGCCCGTACTTCCAGTTTCACCAGTAGGACCAGTCTCACCTTGCGCGCCCGTAGGTCCAGTTGCGCCTGTAGCTCCTGTTACGCCTTGTGCTCCCGTCGGACCAGTAACTCCTTGAGCACCAGTTGGTCCTGTCTCACCTTGTGGACCAGTAACACCCTGCGCGCCCGTAGGTCCTGTGTAGCCAGTCGGCCCGGTTGCACCTTGGGCACCTGTAGGTCCAGTTGCACCTTGTGCTCCTGTAGGTCCTGTTGCACCAATGTCACGAATGATAAGCAACACTTCGTGGTTGTTAGCGAAGTTTGTTGTTCCTGTGCCACCAGACGAAACAAAAGTAACACCGTATTCAACATGTGTTGTTTGGTCGGTAACGCTTGTTACTTTCCACTCTTGAAAGTTTACCGAGTTACTTGCATCTTGAATAAAAAGTTCGTCGTTCGGTTTAACATTATTTAAGAAGATGTGAACGTCGTAACCATCTTTATCTATGTCATCAACATTTATTTGTGTCGCAGAAATTTGTGTTGCGTTGTTCCACAATAAATATGTGTTACCTGGGTCACCGCTTGTTGCAGTGGTTTTAGCTTTGTAATCAAAATACGATGACGACTGACCTGGCGCACCAGTAGGTCCTGTAGGTCCTGTAACCGTTGAAGCGGCACCAGTTGGTCCCGTGTCACCCGTAGCTCCTGTCGGACCAGTTGTACCTTGAACTCCTGTTGCACCTGTCGGTCCAGTAAAACCAGTTGGGCCGGTGTAACCAGTAGGTCCAGTCTCTCCCTGTGCGCCTGTGGCACCTGTTGCACCCTGAATACCCTGAGGGCCAGTTGGTCCAGTAACACCCTGTATACCTTGTGGTCCAGTTGGCCCTGTTTCACCTGTTATTCCCTGTGGCCCTGTCGGACCAGTAAAACCAGTTGGTCCTTGGATTCCAGTCGGACCAGTCGAGCCTGTAACTCCTTGTGGGCCTAATGCACCTGTAGGCCCAGTTGCACCCTGTGGTCCAGTTTCACCCTGTGGTCCTGTTGGGCCAGTGATTCCCTGAATACCCTGAGGTCCAGTTGGACCAGTTGTGCCTTGTTCTCCTGTTGGACCCGTGACACCTTGAATGCCTTGCGGTCCAGTAGGTCCTGTCTCTCCAGTCGCTCCTTGCGCTCCAGTTGAACCAGTTTGACCAGTAGGTCCAGTTTCACCTTGTGCTCCAGTTGGACCAGTAAAACCAGTCGGTCCGGTTGGACCAGTTACGGTGCTCGCCGCTCCCGTCTCACCTGTGGCGCCAGTCTGTCCAGTTGCGCCTGTGGGTCCGGTAACAGTACTTGCTGCACCCGTAGCTCCCGTAGCTCCAGTCGCTCCTGTTGAACCAGTCGAGCCAGTTGCTCCGGTAGGACCAGTAGCACCACTTGCGCCTTGTGGGCCAGTTTCACCCGTTGGACCTGTTGCGCCCTTTAGTTCGTATGCAACGAGAAGATTCAACCCGTTTGTAAACGCAGCACCAGCAGAAGAAAAATCAGAAATATCAAATTGAACATAATTAGGCGATGTAAACAATGTGCTGTTTGCCAATGCCATTGCGTGGAAGTTCGCAGTGCCAGCAGCGTTTTGGAAAACAACTTCCGTCAATGTTGAGATTATGTAGAACGGTTCAAGGTCATTACCAAAACGGTCTTTGGTGCTGATATAAACTTCTGTAGCCGAAGCAGGCGTGGCGTTGTTATAACGAATTTGTCCGTTAGATATTCCGCTCGGAGTTGTCGTCGTACTAAATGTGTACGGCAATGCGCCGAAGTTAGGTCCTGTTGGTCCGGTTGCACCCGTAGCACCTGTTACCGATGCACCAGTTGCACCAGTAGAACCAGTAGGTCCAGTTACGTTTGATGCTGCGCCAGTTGCGCCTGTGGCACCAGTTTGTCCCGTAGGACCAGTGGGTCCAGTTACGGTACTAGCAGCACCTGTAGTTCCTGTTGGGCCGGTAGGTCCCGTCGAGCCTTGAGTACCAGTAGGACCTGTAGGACCAGTGACAGTTGATGCTGCTCCAGTTTGTCCAGTAGGGCCAGTATCTCCCTGCGAACCAGTAGGACCCGTAGAGCCAGTTGGGCCCGTATCACCCTGTGCGCCAGTGGCGCCTGTAGCTCCAGTGCTTCCCGTCGCTCCTGTTGGACCTGTGAAACCTGTTGGACCTGTGACGGTACTAGCTGCGCCCGTTGGACCTGTAGGCCCCGTGATGGATGCACCTGTTGCGCCGGTTGCGCCGGTTGCACCAGTACTACCAGTAGCTCCAGTATCTCCAGTGCTACCAGTTGGACCAGTTACCCCGGTTGCACCAGTGCTACCAGTTGGACCGGTAACAGTTGAAGCGGCACCAGTAGAACCAGTCGGACCCGTAGGTCCAGTTATTGATGCACCAGTAGAACCTGTCGCACCCGTTGAGCCAGTTGCTCCTGTGGGTCCCGTTGCGCCCGTGTTGCTTGCGGAACCAGCAACGCCAGTTGCGCCAGTAGGACCGGTTGCACCAGTTGCACCAGTTCCACCTGCACCAGTAGCGCCCGTCGGTCCGGTTGCTCCGGTAGCACCTGTCGCACCAGTGTTGGTCGCAGAACCAGCGGCACCGGTAGCGCCTGTTGGTCCAGTCGGTCCAGTAAATCCAGTACTACCAGTAGGACCCGTTGAATCTGTTAGATAAGGAAGTACAGACCAAACATTTGTGCCGTCGCCAATTTTTACTTTGCCTGTATTTGATTCAAAACCAATTTCACCAGCAAGCAGAATTGGGTTAGCAGAGGTCCAATTACTACTTGTATCACGGCGTACTTGTAACGGGACAGCCACTAGAAGCCTCTACCTGGATTGCGGAAGTTCGGACGATTTTCGTAAGAACCGAAGTTTGTTGTTGCACTACCCGTATTACCTTCGTTGGCATCAAACGATGCACCAGCTGCCGTTGATGCACCCATCGGGGCGGTGTCTGCTCTCAACAAAAAGTGAAACTGAATTGAATCAGCAAAGCCACCACTCACCGCGTTCTCATCTTGGTGATTGATTAATAAATCGTTTTGTAAATCTGTGAGTTGTCGTTTAAGGGTGTTATTGATACGAACGACATCAACGTTGCTCGCCCCTTGTAACGTGTTGTTACTAGGTGCACTCCAAACTGCCCTCACTAAGAACGTTCCTTCATTTTTACAACGTTGTCTTTTTGTTTCATGCTCAATTCAAGAATCATAATTTCCAATTCGTCGTCAGTCATATCTTTTACCGCGGTCTCGTTCTTGATGGTCATGGTTTGATTAGGCATATTGCCAGTAGCTTTCAAATAAAGTTCAGCCGAACGCACATCCCCACCTAAACCATTTTCGTAAAGAGCTTCTAACAATTTTTGGGTTTTGTCCGGCGATTGATTTAAGCCCTCTATCCCAAGGCGCCACCTATCAATGAAAGCCTTCTTTTTCTCCCAGTTGTTTAAAGTGTTCTGATGAATATCGTGAGCCGCAGCCCATTCTCTTTTCAAAAGGGGTACGCGTTGCCCTTCGGGTATGAGTAGCCAATTCAGATACTCTTCTTGCTCTTGCGTGAGCAGCAACGGTTCTTTAGCCATTATTTGAAAACTCCAATTTTGCGCAGTCCTTCACCCTTAAGGCCATCTTATTACATGGTGCTTGTGTAGTCACAATGATACTGCTATGCTTGGTCCTGGAGGTACAAGTCCATGGCCAGAAAAAGAAACTTTGATTTAGCGAAACGTCGCGAATGGGCGGCGGAAGCAAGACGCGAAAAAGCAATAGAATTACACCATAATTCAATAATTCGACAAGCGGACCACGCCGAACGCCAAAATCGGCTGATGAGCGAAAACCAAGCCAAACTCATACGCAAGTACAAAATGCACGAGTTCTTCGGTTTAAGCGCCGATATCTTGAATAGCTACAACGTCAAGCAGGCATCGGACCTAATAGACCAGTACGCCAAGCTGAACTGGAAACCCCGAAAGCCGACCAAAAAGGTCAACAATAGACCGGCTCAAAAGAAAGCTGACACCAGCACCTACCAGCCGTGGAAATCATCTGACATCAAAGTCACCAATATCAAAACCGGAGAAATAAAAATAATTCCGAATACGACCGCCAAATAGGTAGGTCCATCTGTTATATTAGATATCAGTACAACTTCAGATGGCAGTGAGCGCCGACAATCTCATCACCTAGTACACGGTGGCAGTGACCGAAAACGTGATACGCGAGCCCAACCAAGGAACCCTGGTGCCGTTCGGCCCTTGCAAATAGTTGATGGGATTAGAGCCGTTAAACGGGGTCGTTCGTCGCATTTATAAGAAAGAAAAAAATAATACAAATCCGTTAAATCGGTTGAGAACAGTGTTGGCTCTCACCTGGTCATTCAGTTAAATTTAGAATGATTCAAGCCGCCCCAGGGGGTTTTATTCGTAGGACGCGACGGGTAGGGATACCAAGGATTGGTTTTTCTTTCTTTTGGTGGTTTCTTTCTTTTTACGACAGGCGCAAATAAAAAAGTTTTAAAACACGTGCTGTGCGAGCGAAGCGAAGCTAAAGCACTAGGCGAGGAGGCCGAAGGCCGGGCCGCCATAGGCCGCCCTTATCGTTTGATGCGGTCAAAACCTTCGCTAATAACGGAAAGACTCGTTGCTCGACTAGGTTTAATACCACGCCTACGCTGCTCTTGACCCAACTGATTCGACGTCAAACCAGCCCAAACACCATGCATCTCTAAGGACTGAAATTCCAAGGCGTAATCAAGACATTCCTTACGAACAGGACAACCCTGACAAATCTTCCTTGCCTGCGAACAATAACTTTTATCGCCATCAAAGGCAGGAAACATAAGATGAGTCAAACCTTTACAAGCGGCTTTACTCATCCATGTTGTCACCTACCAACGATAACACATTGAAA